TTTGACTTCTGTGAGTATTTCTTCGCTGTCTGCATTTGAACTGCTTAGATGACACACAATCACACTTCTAAGGGCATTTGATACATTGTCCTTTACTATCCCTATCGTTGTCTGCAACTCTGCGTGACCTCTAGCCACATGGGAGTAGTTCTCTTTATCCCTGTCAACTATGCTCTTACAGTAGTTGCACTCGATAAGCAATGTGTTTATCTTTAGTTTTTTGAAACTCACAGGGATATAAGAAAAGTCCGTAGCATACACCATTCTCTGCCCGTCTGGACAAACTATGTAAAATCCACAGCAAGCTACATTGTCGTGTGGGACTTCAAAACTTTGCACCTTGAACCCTCCAAATTTCCTAGCTTGACTTTTGTTTGTTTCCAGATAAGGTGTAAAACAGTCAATCCCCATTCTCTGAAACTCTGACAGACTTCTTGCATGGTCTTGGTGTCCATGCGTGACTAATACCGCATTTACATTTGAAACATTGTAATCTAAGCCTTTTTTAATCTCCTTGATAGGTATCCCACAATCAAGGATTAGAGTTTCATCGTCGCAGGATAGCAAGTAGCAATTACCGCTTGAACCGCTTGCAAGCGTTGTTAATGTAAGCATTATCACACCTCATTTTTAACGACTTCATAAGGACAGTTAGGTAAACTTCCACTTAAAATAGCGTTTCCGCAAGTTATTCTTCCTAAATCCTCATATTCACTTGCAATAAATACAAGCACATCAAAACCGACATTTTTTAAATTTTCTTCGATATGCTTATATGGGTACATTGTTGTATAATCGCCAATTGTTTCAATGCCATTTTCTAACGCTGTATGTGTCTTGTGCATTGGTGTTAATTTGACAATAAACTTGTCTGGATTGAATAAATCCCTTAATTTCTCTGCATTTACTTCATAATCTGCAACTGCGAAATTCAGCGTTATTTTCCTTCCAATTGGCATTTCTAAATTCTTCCCAATTTCCGATATTTTATCAAGTGACAACGAATTACCGCTAAACATATCTTCTCTTTCATTGTCCGATGTTGAATTTATTGAAAATTGAAGTCCTGCGTCTCCTTTAAATTCGTAATTTTTTAATTTCATCCATTCATTTAGATATTCTCGCAACCGCTTATTATTTTTTGGTAGCATTGTTGAAACTACTGGGTGTATCAGACTATCTCCTATGTATGGTCTTAATTCTTCTCCCATGTTCTTTGTAAATTCAATTACATTGTCATTCCATGTTGGCTCTCCCATTCTTGCATAGTGAACATTTAGTCGATTGGTGTATGTAACTTCCGGGTGCAACAACAAGCTACTTATAATCTGATTTTTTAAATCGTCATAGCTTGCGTTTATTCCCTTTCCGACTTTTGGAACATCGCAAAATTTACAGTTCATCGAACAACCGTATTGTGTGCTAATTGTAACTACCCATTTTTCAGTTAATGGCAACATATTTTGATGTTCAACGTGTTCAATTTCTCTTGTCAATCCCATGAAATCTGCTTTTAAATTAGCCTCTTTCCCGTAATCTCCAATCGATAAACACTCAAGTTTTCCTTTATCCCCGCTAACTATGAGTATATTTCCTGTCGGAACTTTTATATTTTTTAATATTTCCATTTCATCCTCACTTTCCGAAAAACACTTCTCTCATGTTTACTGGTTTTGCTTTCATTCCCCATTCCATATCAATCTTAGGTCTTTTACTCGGACAACATGAGAATGAGGAACAAATGTAACCCCTAGCAGGATAGATAGTACACTTATGATTAGGCTTGCTGTCGTCAAGAAACGGACAAGTCATATCCAAAATAGGCTGTGCAAGTGGTATTGCTACACCATGCTTGCATTCCTTGATATTGTGTACCTTGATGTATCTTCGGATTTCCTTTATTTCTTCTTCTGTAAGTGGAATGTAATTCGAACAGCACGAGCCGCATTCCGTACACTTCCCATCATTCGTCAAATCGTAAGTGCCGTTGTTAAAATCATTCAGCATTTCTGCTAGGCTTGCGGTTTTCATTTGAACTCACCTACTCCCTTTAATCCAGTAAATATACTAGGCGGCATTGGAAGTTTGCCGGAATACTGTTCAATCGGTCTCCAAATGTGCAAGCAATGTTCCACGTTGTTCACATACTCGCTTTTTTGGCGGATGATACTCTACGCAACATTCATCATCATTCCAAAACATATCCTTTAACTCGCACATTTCATCCCATGTTGGCATACGGTTTTTCCCGTCAATACTGACGTGTTCCCAACCGCCACCATAACTCCAAATGACGGTCATGCCTTTCTTTGCACCTTTGGTAAAAAGTCCCATGCCGCCGTCAATTCCAGTACGGATAACCCGAAAATCTTTTCTAGCAATCAGCGTAGCCGCAATATCGTTAACGCTTTTCATACACTACTCCTCTCAACGATATACTGGAAGCGTTTGCATCTCGGCAATAATATCCAATATTTCGTTTTGCTTTTCAGCAATTGCCGTGCGATATAAACTGTAATCGCCTATTGTTGTAAAAGATTTACCGTCAATACATTTTGTAGGTGTATCAATTATTTTCTTGACCAAATCGGTTTTGTTGATATAGTCCATCTTTTCCCGATTTTTGTATGTTTCATCCGTTTTAGCTTCAAGAGTTTTCTCTTCTTCTCTGTATTGGTTTACAATGTTTTGGCAACCACAATGAGGACAATCAAACGCTTCATAAAGCATGTTCTGATTAAATATGTTATTCGATGATAAAACAATCTTTTTGTTATCTCTGAATAATACAAACTCTTTACCGCAAATTTTACATTTCATAGGCTACACCTCGATTTCATCATCAGCCGGAAACTGAAATACAGAGTTAAACTGTTCAATCTTTGATTGATTTCCGTCTGTGCAAACTGAAATAATTGCAGGTTCTCCGTTGTTAAACAACTTTTCAAGCTGTTCGTAAAAGTCATCCGAAACATCCGTGTTTTCAAGAATGACTTTCCCAACATAGCATTGACGCAACATCTTCATAGCCTTGATTGCTTTTCTTTTGGTGGAATATCGAGCAGCTTCTCGAATGTAATCTGTAATTGTATGAGCAAGCACTATGCAACTTTTGTCGTAGTCTCCGTCAGTAAGCTCAAAAAAAGTATTTTCATACGGAAAATCCATTTCGCCGTCTTGACTTATCACACGCATTATCAGCCCTCCACATCAGCCACAACAAAATCTTCCTTGTTGGCGTTCTCTGCTATGTCGTTCACAACCACTTCTTCTACGTCAAGCTTAATGTCAGACACCGCTTGCATTTCTTCCTGTGCATAAAGACCTTGAAATGTATTCGGGAAAGCCTCTCTAAGTGCTTGTACGACAGCAACCTTGCGTATCATTGTGGCAGGCTTTTTCGCCCATTGGCTGTTTAATGTGCCGTCCTTTTTGCGACCTGCGTATTCATCAAACGATACCGACTGATATTCCGGCTCTTTGCCGTCGATAAACACTTTCGCCCAACCGCCAACGATCGTTTCTTTTGGGAGAACCATAGTTCCCTCGCGCTCTTCCACCTCTCCGCTCTCTTTCAGAACGATAATTCCAGCTTTCTTCCCTTTGTAATTCGGGTTAGCGTCAGCCCTCTTTGTGAACACGTCTTTTCCAGTAACCATTGTTGCCGGGTCTGTACTTCCGAACTTAATCAGATACGCCTCACGCAAAAATGGATTTAAATGCTGATACTTGCAAAGCGACAAGAACATCACAACCTCTTGGTCTGTCACATTACCGCCGCCGCTTACAAGGTACTTCTTTACCATGTTTGGAGAAAGTTTCACGATTTCCCCATTTGCTTCATACTCAATCAATCCTGTTTCGTTTGCCATTTTTTAATCCTCTCTTTCTAAATAATGATTTCTAATCCTTTCATAGACGTTTTCAGCGGTCAGCCAACCTTGAACGTCATTACCGTATGTCAGCCCGTCAATCTCGATTAAATCCTCTGCATGACCGTAGCTACCGATATGCTCAATCGCCGAGCAAACGTAATCTTCCCAAGTCGGATAATGCAAGATATATCCTGCCATTTCACATTTGCACTCATAAGGTATGTTTGCCTCGTCAAGCATATCTTTCAGCCGCAGGATTTCTTTGAAACGCGGATCTGGTGTATTGAAGTCAATCATCGTCATACCCCCAATCATCATCTTTTGGGAAATAGTTATCTTCCTCAAAATCCATGTCATTCCATATCATCTCAACAAGTTTATCCATAGCGTCTAATTTTCTTTTCTTCTCCATCATTTCTTTATCAAGCGAATTGATTTCTTCTTTTGCTAGTTCAATCTTTTTGTTAAGGCTCTCAAATTCCTTGCAGAGATTGTATTTTGCAATACGTTTCATTGTCGTATCGTCTAATCTGACTACGCTTTCTCCTACTTCAAATGAGGCTGTCACATAATCGTTAGGAATTATTGTGAAATGCGCTGTCATATCATCAAGCCTTGTAATATCAAATTTTGTGCTATCTCGTTTCACTTCATGTATGCAACGCACTTGATAGCACTCAATATCATCTTCGCAGTAGAAAAAAATCTGTCCTTTTAATGGTTTTAACAAACTCACACCTCCTTTTTAACACATTCCATATAAATGCCTAAGACAAAATCCTTTATCCTTTGTTTGTCTCTATCATTGATATAGTCAATGCTTTTATCTCCAAAAATATCTCCCAAAAAATTTCTTGCTGATTCTTCTGACTTTTCCGCCTCAACTACCTTGTATTTTTGATTTTGGTATCCTTCTTGCAAATCAATAACAGCTTTAACACCACTCCGTAAATATCTACTAAGCATTCGATTTCCAACAGTTATACAGCCAATTTTATAGAAATCTTTTTCTATGTTAGTATCTAACAAATATGCAATGTCTAAGCACCATCTACAAAATCCAACAACTTCCGCAAAATCAACTTCTTTTTCCATTCTTATTCCCCCTACAAAGTTCTGCCGATTTCATCAATCGTTCCCGGCTCAATCATGCCGTCTGCATGACCTAACGAATCGACGTATAAATCTTGCTCTGCTAAGATTTCAAACACGGTTGGGTTTCTCGGCAAACCGTTGTCAAGTTTGAGATCGTCATCCATCATGTCTACATCCATGATCGCAATCTTTTTATAATTGGAAACTTTCAACATTATCAGCTGACGTTCTGTGTTAATTCTGCTAATCGACGTGTCAGATAGCCGCTCAAAATCATCAAGAATAACAGGATAATTCACGCCGTAGAAGTCCTGCAAACCTCTGATAATGTCTAACTTCGCAAGTACCTCTCTGCCCTTGTTCGTGCAAGTGCCTAACTCATATCCGTCAATCATAGGAATACAGCAACTCTTGTATTCGCCATTCTTCTGAAATTGGAATAGCTTGAAATCCACCAACTTGAAATGTGAGTTAATATCATCAGCTACCAACTCATTCTTTGCCCTTGCGAGTAAATCCAACTGATAGAGTATCTTCTCACAGTTCGCCTTGTTCTGCTCATACTCAATCTGTTTAGAACGCAATCCGGCAATCGTCTCGTCAATCTCCGTATTCCGAGAAAACAAAGCTATCTGCTTTTCAACCTCGGTCAGCTTCAAATTGGTCGAAACGTATTCGTCATAAAGAGCAACTTTCATTCCAGAATAATCCGTAGGCTCAATGTATTTCTCTTGCAATTCCGCGATTTCTTTCCGCAAAGCAATCACATCAGAATTATCATTAACCGATACTTCTTCCGGCAGTTCAGAAAGTTCATTTTTGAATTGGTCAATCTCTTCTGAAACTTTCTTGTTTCTTTCCTGCAGCCGAGCAATTTCTTCTTCGTGTTCTTGCTTTAATTTCTGTTCTTCCGCGATAAGTTTTTTTACTTCTTCTCCATGAGTTTTACATTCTGCAAAAGCTTTTTCTTTATCCGATTCAAAAGATTTTCTTAATTCCTCTTTCTTTTCAGCCGGATATTCCTGACCGCAAGTCGGGCAAACATATTTGTTATCATCAAATTCTTGGTTCGCGTAAAATCTGTATTCCTCACGACATCTTTCCAACGCGGAATTAAGCCTTTCAATTCTGCGATCATTGTCTTTAACGTCACATCCCAAATTCGAAATTTTGCGATCATTATTTGCAATTACCGCAAGCCCATCATTGATAGAATCGTTGAGCATAAGCCGTTTTTGCCGATTCTGTTCGTTTGCGTGAGATTGAATATGCCGGATTTTCTGTTCTGCTTGCTCTATCTGAAACTTAATCTGTTCCGATTCTTCAAGCTGCTTGGATAAATCATCCTGCTTTTCCTTGGTGGTTTTCAGTTCTTCTGTCAGCCGATTCTTTTCAAGTTCAAGTTCCGCAACATCAATGTCTACCTTGGATAACTCCATGCCCTCAATTTTGGCTCTAAGGATTTCACCATCCTTGCCGTATTCCTCACGGATTTTGCGTAAAGATGAATTTTGCATAGCCGTGATTTCCTCGACAGAATAGCTTTCAAGAAGTTTAGCAACCTCTGTCAGATTGTTCGCCGTTGCGATTTCTAAATCGCTGTGGTCACTTGCCATCGGCATTAACACGGCTCTTATGCGGTCATTGTCTTTCTTCTGCCCAATACCTCTAAGAAACAAGTCGGGATGGGTTAATTCCGCGAAGATGTCAAGCCGTATGCCGTATCCTTCTAGTTTCTTCTCAAAGTTTGTTTTGCTGACTTCCACCTCATTCACTTTGAAATAGTTCGTATAGCTTTGAGCCGTTACGCCGTTAGCGTCAGGCTTGCTAATTGTCCTCTTTTGTGATTTTTCTACGGATATGTTCACTCCGTTCTGTTCAAACTCAAATCGTACTGTCGGCACGCATTCTCTGCCATCATTTGGAAAAATTTGCGGATTGCTAACTCCTGCGTAATTCTCGTTGCAAAAGCAAAAACAAAAAGCGTCTGCAATCGTACTTTTTCCGCTACCATTCTGCCCCGATACAAGCGTTTTATGGTAGAAGTCATAGTTTGCTGACCTTACTCCCTTAAAGTCGGTCAGCGTTAGTTTTTTTAGTTCCATTTATTTTCTCCTTTCTTTGATTTTATTTTGAACCCGGACACCCTGATTGTCCGACTACCTTGTTAATTCACACCCCTCTCGTGGGTACAATCAGCAAATAAGATGTTCGACACCCTTGACAAATCACAACCCTATCGAGGAAACAAGAAGAAATGAACAAAATCAAATGGGTTCGACACCCTTGATAATCCGTAACCCTCTCAAGTGTCAAAATACATACGTTCGAGTGCTACCCCGAATTGTCCCCTACTTTAACAAGGTGTATTCGTAGGCGGTTTCTATTAACCGTATAGACTAATCACTAGCCATGTTCCCTTTGCGTTTTGCATTTCTGCTTCGGTCAATCGTTTGACTGGTATACATTCAGTTAAATTTCCTCCTCGTGAATGAACAGTATGTATTCATTCCGCGCACTTGACACGAAGCTGTTATCTCCATCTTTCCTCATATAAGGGAATAATCCTCTCAAGTGCTGTTCAGCTTTCTTTCGAGTAGCCTCTACGCCGACATATTCCTCAACTCCAAATGGTTTAGCCTTTGTTGCTACATATACTTTCATTGTTCTCTCTCCTCCCTGTGCAGTTTGTTTCCACACCGCCAAATGCTTTGACAAATTTTTGAGTTAATTCGCGTTTGATTTCCGGTGTGATTTCTTCTATCTTTTGTCCACCGATATATAACTCATATTTCATGCTGACCACCTCCAGTGAAATACCTATTCGCCAACATCAGCATTATTCTTGCGATTTCGTGTAATGGTCGTTTACTGCAAGTGCAACGACTTGCCCGGCTCCTGCCTGTTCAAATTTTTGGTCAAGTTTGAACGAATTGTGCCGAATATCATCCGGTTTGGATGATTCCACAAATACATTCCAGTTCGGAACAGAAATGAACCATCCGCGGAAGTGCCGACCGTACATAACAAGAAAACTGAAACCATTCCATTCCACGATCATTTCGTAAATGCCGTGTAACTGGAACTCTCTTACGATTTCATAACCTTTCATTGTTCCACCTCTGCTCCATCTTCAATTACTTCAATTTCCGACACCGACGCTTCATAGGCAACTTTGGTTTCTTTCGTTCCATCCGGATAAAACTTGTCATATTCCCGCGACTGAATCCGTGCTTTGCAAGTCAATAAAGCCCCAACAGCTAAACCGCAATCAATAAATCCGGCATTGCTCTCCCATGCGATACACGGTATGTAGTCAGTAATTCCGTTTGATCTCGGTGCTGCAAGGAAGAAATCACAAATAACTCTTCCTTTCGGAGTTTCCCGAAGTTGCCCTTTGTTGCAAAGATATCCGGCAATGGTAAGTTCGTTGATACTATCATCGAATCCTAATTCTGTTTTTTCTGCTGATTTTACATAGACATATAACTGCAAATGAGTTTTTCCGTCATCGCCAAGAAAATTGCGCGACCGAAACTCTCCTGCTACTTCAACAAATTCACTGTTTCCGATTGAATTTTTGATTTGCTCATGAAAGACAATTGGGATAAAGTCAAATATCCCACTGGTTCTCATGACCCCGAGAATTGATTTGTAAAATTTGATTTCGCGTAAAGAATGGCTATACTCGATTTCACCAAGTCTTCCACGCATTACTACACTATTGTTATTCATTTATTTCCACCATCCACTTTTAGATTTTAAACTAACCGACCGCATTTTCCGAAAGAAAATCGGTGTAATCAAAATTTCCATGTATTTCTTCCAGCCAACTACTCAACTTCATTACTTTCTTCGCATAAGATGTTCCACCGCTGCCATTTAAAGCATTTTTCGTTGCCTTGCTATACGGACCGGAATTGTAAGCCGTCAGAATCACATCCAAGTCCTCTGTTTCAAGTATCTCGATATCTTCCATTAGTTCCCGGCAACACTCTTCTGCATTGATACGTTTGTCGTATAATTCCTCTTCCGAATACTCCGAGTACTTCACCATGATTTGGAACAATCCAACTGCTCCGGCATCCGATACGCAATACTGGTCGCCGCTACTCTCTACATAGCAGATAGCTTCGAGAAGTTCCGGGCAGATTCCCCATTCGTCTGCAACTTCCCATATAATCTGCAATGTCTCTTCCCCGATTTCTGCGTCCACGTCCTCAACCGTGTTTGCCTTAACTGTCGTGGTAACGCCCTTTGCAATCCAAGGTGAAATTCCGATAAGCACAAGCAGTATGCACATAAGCAAGCATCGAATTTTCTTTTTACATTCAATCCGCTTGTAATATCGTTCTCTCTGCATTTGCAGGATTTCTTCGATTCTTGTCATATCCGCTCTCCGTTTTAAAAACTCATTTGCGAGTTTTCGTTCGCAATCTCTTCCTTTAGGCATAATGGCAATTCATAAGCATTGATAATTTCAATAGCTTTGTCTGTTTGATTCCTGCGGATAGCTTTGTAGGAAGTTACGCCAAATTCACGCCTTAACTGGTTTTCTAAATCCCTATAAACTCTCCCGCGCAAACTTGCATTGTGATAAGCCGATGAACTTTTGCCGCCAAAAAGCGGAACAATCTTTTTGTTCTTTGCTTCTGTAATCCGCTGACACTCAATGGCAAGCAGTGGCATCTCTTTTTTGAATGTCTGCAAATCCTTGTCTACATTTTCAATCTTCTGTTCCAATTCCATGTGCCCCTGCGCAAGCAACTGTATCTGCCCTGCTGTTGTTTGCGGAACGGAATATGCACCAGTCTTTCTGATTGATGGAAGAACTTCCTCCATAACCCATTTCTCAAACTTCTCTGCTGATGGAAGTTTTGACTTCATAATCAGCCGGTACATATCTCCCTCATTTATGTATGAGATAGATTGAATACCGCTAGATGTAGGGGTGTCGCGTTTTGCGACGCCCCTACAATGTTTCGCAATAGCGTCTCTAGGACTTTTATATCCAAGTGCCTGTGCTACATCTGTTGCGCATAACCACGGTTCTCCGTCAATAACAATCGTTCTTATTTTCCCAAAGTCTTCATTATTAAATACTTGTACTTCGTTCATGTTTCCCCTTTCTGTGTTATAATCTCCATATCTTTCATAAGGAGGTGATTGTATGGCTAAATGTCCTCTAAATAACTTCAAAGAATGCTATGGCAAGGAATGTGAATTTTACATTGCCAATAGCGGATGTTGTTCTTTCACTCTGACCGCCAAATCGTGTGAATATCTGAAAAACATCAGCCTTGCCTTTGAGTATTTAAAAGACTTGCATAAGCATTAACCAAATGACACATGGTTTCCGAATATTCGGTCAATCCGGATTTCCAACCATTCCCATTGTCTTTTGCATTTGTGCTTTCCTCTGCCAGTAGTTGAATCTGTTGGTAGAGGATTTCAAGAATTTTTTCCTTCTGTTCGTTCATCATTTTCCCTTTCCTGTGATATACTTTCCTTATTAAAAATAAGGAGGTGTTTTTATGGATAATGAGCAAATTGCTCACGATTTAGCTGTTGCTAAATTGTATGGCTCTGATAAGCAGACAAAAGAACTTATTGACGAGTACCGCAAATACTACAACGAGATTTTATCTGCTTTAAAATCAGAACCTAAAACAAACAGATGTGCTGACATTAAGCACCATGTTTTATAGTGGCGTTCTTAATGTAATACTTCTGTAACTTTTGCAAGGGTATTTAAAGCGTTTGTTTCAAGTTCAATCTGCTTGGCAAACTCTTTATTGCCCTTGCGATACTCTATGACATCTTCTGCAAGATGTAACGCTATCATGTTAGTTAAATCCCTTACAGAATATGTTTCAGAGGTTTCTTTTTCCCAATCTGCAACCATGAGGTATTCCTCTCCGACGCTAATTATCTTCATGCTTTCATCTCCTTTCTGTGCTGGTGTATCTTGAAAGTTGTCAGCTATTTTGTAAATAGGAATGCCGTCTTTGTCTTGGCTGATTGTCGTCTTAAAATATTCAGACACCACACATTTTTCCGAAAGTATTAAATTACGATAAAATGCTGTTTTCTCTGACGATTCTACGTCTTTTTCGTATGCAATCACATTATCTGTCGCCTTTATTCCTCTGTACGACACATATGGGTCTTTTGTGTTATATCCATATTCTTCCTTGTATGCTAACAAACGTAAAACCCACTCGCCCTCTATGCCACTTCTTGTCAGATGTGAATCATATTCTATTCTCTTCACAAAGAAAGAATCTCTACCATATGCATTGAAGTCACTTTGCAACAGCCTATTTCCATGTCTGTTGCTTTCTAGTGCTGCAAAATGCTGCCTAATCCTTTCTCTCAAACAACAACTTCTGCCAACATAGATTCTTTTGCTAATTCTATTTACTAGAAAATAAACACATTCATTTTTGTCCCGCATAAATTATTCCGACCATTTCTGACTTTACATAATTCCTTATTCGTCATCCAAAAATACAGCAACATCAACTCCGAGATATTTCGCAATTTTAATCATCTTATCTGTTTTGGGCTTACTCTTTCCGTTCTTCCAATCAGATAATGTCATGGGTGAAAATCCCAAGTCGTTTGCGACACGATACGGCGTTACATCCATTTCTGAAATCAATTTCTCAAATTCAGAATATGATTTATGGTACTTAATCAATTTTTTCCTCCTTTCTTCAAAAACTATTGATATTATTAAGGAAATCCGTTATAATCTATTTACCACAATAAATTAGAACTGACTTATTTTAAGGTTTTCCTTAATTTAGGTCTAGTATATTACGGTTTTATTTAATTGTCAAGTGTTATTTTTAAAGTTTTCCGTAATTTTTTAGGAGTGATTTTATGTATGAAACCTACCAAAAATTATTAGACCAAAACGGCTTAAAAAATTCAGACATATCTAAAGCAACTGGAATTTCCAATATGACATTATCTGATTGGAAACATGGAAAGACACACCCAAAAACAAAAACACTACAAACGATTGCTGATTATTTTCATGTTAGTGTCGATTATCTTTTATATGGGGAAGAATTTTCAGATGAAAATGCAAAGTTGACAAGTTTAATCAGAAATGATGCAGAACTTTCGAAAGCATTATCGAAGTATGCGAAAATGACGGATGGCAAAAAGAAACTCGTTGTAAAATATATCAATATGTTAAGTGAGGAATGATAAGTATGTTTGATTTACCAATTTTTGAAACGCCCGTGTCCTTATCTTATTCAGACACACAATTTGAAATTCTAAAGAAATATATACAAGATTTTGAGAAAACATTAGATAGTGAGCATGAAGTAGGTTTGCTTTTAACCAATTTTGGGCAGACTATTACAATGAGAGTAACCGACATAACCTATGAGGAACCTGTTTTAATGGTTTTCAAAGGCTATGTCGGTGATAAGAAGTCAACCCTCTTGCAACACATCAGTCAGTTAAACTTCTTACTGACTTCGATTGACAAGCTACCAGAAAAGGGAAAAATCACTATCGGATTTCATGCTCCCGATCCAGAATAATATCACGAATGGATTCCACTTCTTTTCTTAAGAGGTGGAGTTCTTCTGTTTGCACACGCATTATATCGTACATATAGTATGCAAAACTTAACGGAACGGTTTTTAAATTATTTTCGGGATTTTTTGCCATTTTAAGCACTTTTTGTCTTTGATCGTCTTGATAAAAGCAATCTTCCATTATAATTTTAACTCCTTTACAATATCGTTAATTATAATATAAATATACCTCAAAACATCCCGATTGTCTATCTTATCAATCATTTTCAAAATTTCTTCTTTGTAAAAATTATTTTCTTTCATTATTAGTCGTTCTCCTTTGTTGTAATGATTGAAAGCAAAATCCTTGTCCCGGCATAAGGTTATTATATTTTATTTTGACACATGATGTAGTAAAATTTACATAAGGTTGTCGAGGAGCAAACCACTACTCCCCGACTTAGCCAGAACTTGAATTGCCGACCTGCTATCGACAATACTAATTATAGAATAAGGGGATTTAAGTTTAAGCACCATGGACAGACAAAAGCTAAACAGATTATCTAAGAACTTGGTTTCCGACAGACAAGATTTCATGTCGGCTTTCAAAAGCAATATCGACATGTACCTAGCAGAGAAAGATATCACCATCCGCAGCTTATCGGAAGAAGCTGACATACCATTTGAAACGTTAAAGAATTTCCTTTATGGTAACACACAGGATTGCAAACTATCCACTGCCGTAAAACTTGCAAGAGCCTTAAATGTAAGCGTGGATGAACTGATAGGGGCTGAAACATTACGCTTTGACTTTAAGAATAACTGTGCCATCTGCCGAAATCTGCCGGATAATTCCATGTACTTAATCAACTGGTTAGTAAGACACCAAGAATCGCTCTACAATGAATTAGAAAAGGACAGACGCATCATAAGCGTAATGGATATAGTTGAAACTCACGGTGGGAATCTTCGCAGTTCCGGCGAATATGACCATATCGACATAACTGATTTTGAAGCTGATCTGCGCGCAAAGATATTTCTCGGCATACGCTTTGAAACCGAACGATATATGCCAATATATAGCCCATACGATATACTCATGATAGCCTATGACAGATTTCCGTATAGGAATGAAAATTGTGTTATCATACACGGCGGTCATTTTTATGTTGCCAAGCGATATATCGAAAATGGGATTGCCAAGTATAAAACGCTCAAAGCACAGCATTTCATTGCGGAAGAAAAAGATATTGATGAACTTGTGGGATATGTAACCCATGCAGTTAATGTAAATAAATTTAAAGGAGGGTTAGCTTTATGAAAAGACTAACAAAAATTGCAACAGTGATGTTATCCGTATGTTTATTGTTTGGAGCATTTACTGTTCCGGTGCAAGCAAAGACGTATAGTGCAAGCAAAGTAACATCAAAACAAATTGTAAAGGAACTTAAAAAGTCGTTTAAAATCAAGGATATTTACGACTACGAGGAAAACGATTGGAAAGCAGAAGATGATTCCGATACGGATAAAAACGAATACGTTGAACAGCCAAATACTTATATTCACAAGACAAACTTCTATGATGAACGTTACTCAACATATTGTACAGTTGAAGTTTATTCGGATGAAATAGACGCAGGAACTCGAATAGCAGAACTTAGGGCATATGATAGCCTATATAACACTTTTGGTCAGACCGACGATTCGGCAAATATGCACAACTACCGCTATAAGAACATCGTTATACGACTGTCAAATGGTATGAGCCAAAAAGAAGCGTTAAAGTATTATAAGAAACTAAAGAAAATCATAAAGTAAACTCACAGCCGCTCATTTTAGGTGGGCGGCTGATTTTCACAGAAAAGAAAGAAGGTGGATTTTCAAATGGAACAGAGTAAAATAAAATCCGCTTGTTGTTACATTCGTGTATCTACGGACGACCAAATTGAACTCTCCCCCGATACGCAGAAGCAACTTATATTTGATTACTGCAAGAAAAACGGCTATCTAATAACAAACAATGATGTTTTCCAAGACTTAGGAATATCCGGCAAGTTTGTTGATAAGCGACCACAGCTTATTCAAATGATTGCTAGGTGCAAGTCAAGTGACCATCCATACGACGCGGTTATCGTTTGGAAGTTTAGCCGTTTCGCCCGAAATCGTGAAGAATCCGTGATTTACAAACGTATGCTTAAAAAGATAGGCGTAACCGTAATCTCTGTAAGTGAACCTATCTCTGACGATATCGGCGGGCAGATTGCAGAAGCTATTTTTGAAATTATGGACGAATACTATTCCATTAACTTAGCGCAAGAAGTTAAGCGCGGAATGAAAGAAAATGCTAGGCGTGGCAATTATCAAAGTGCGGCTCCCATCGGATATAAGCGCATAGAAAAAGGCGTATACGAGATAGACGAACAACAAGCAAAGACTGTCAGATACATCTTCAACAAGTATCTCGAAGTAGGGACAATATCTCCTATTGCGCTTGACCTTAACGATAAAGGCATAACTACCGCAAAAGGTGGTAAGTGGGAACGCAAAACTGTCCAGTATGTCTTACAGAATCCGTTCTATATCGGCAAGATTCGATGGAACTATATGCACCGCGACGGTTTTATGAAAAAGAACTCTGAGGAAGAATGGATAATTGCTGACGGTACACATGAGCCGATTATCTCCGAGGAAGTGTTCAACAAAGCGCAAGAAATAATGAAGTTAAATGCAAGACCAAGCAATGCAGGACGCAGAGTTTCCAAAAGTCATTGGCTTTCCGGCATAATCAAATGTGCAGATTGTGGCAGGAGTTTGACTACCGTAGGTACTTATAGTAAAGGATATAAACCTCGTTTTGTCTGTATTGGGTATGCGCACGGCCAATGTAAGCACTCTCAAAGCACTCGTATCGAAGATGTTGAAAAACTATTTTTTGATTTCATTGACAGTATTGACGATTCAGTTGACATACAATTTGTGAAAAATGCAACCGTACAAGAGAATGATTTATCCGATTATTACCAAAATGAATTGAAGCGCATTGAACAGAAAGAGAAACGTATTAAGCAGGCATACAGAGACGGCATAGACACCATAGAGGAATACAAAGAGAACAAGGCTATACTCATGTCTGAAAGAGAAAATATCTTGTCTAAGATGGAAAACGTCAAGGCAACTAAAAATTGCGAAAACTCGAAACAATCTGTTGAACATATAAAGCAAATATCCGATTTGATGAAATGCGACCGATATTCCATACCAGAAAAGAACGAAATGTTAAAAGAAGTGATAGAGAAAATTGTTTACGACAAGGATAGTCAAGTAATGAAATTTTATTTTCGTATGTAATGCCCCAAAGCCAAGTAAAATTACGATTTCGGGGCAATCGTAACTTATCGAATACAGACCGCCGTACTCGATAAGTTATTCTGTTTCCTTCTTATCCATAGTATGAATACCCCCCCCCAGGGATATCATACCATGTTCGTATCCAGCCCCGTCTATCACAAAACAGCAAATCTATAAATGGTTGTTTTTTAAGGGTATTGTGAGTAAAACACTCTAGCTAATAGTAGCTTTATACACAGTTAAATCGTTACCTCTACCATTTGCTGAATCATTATATTTAATTGTTACTTCCAAATCAGTATTTAGATAATCATCTAAACTAAAAGAACTATCGATTGAAGCTGTTGATGCAGAAGCTGCTGTTCCTGTTTTACTACCTACAAGTTTGCTATTGATAAATACTCCTATCTTTGCAGTAGATTTTTCATCATATTGATATGTTTGCTTTTGGATGGCATTTATTGATAAATATAATCCTCTTTTATATACAAATTTTCTCGGTATTGTTAAGGTTATTGTTGGAACTGAAACAGTGCTCCAATAAAAATATACTTGAGAACCAGCACTAAATGATGTATAACCGCTCCAATAAGATTCATCGTTCATAAAACTAAATGGTAAACTCTTTACCGGAAATGGCGGTGGCATAGTAATGATATTTACCCAGTTTCCATTTTCATCGAGTGCTTGTATACATTCACTTTCTTCGTCGTAACGGAGATATTTGTTGTCACCTTCACTAAAAGGGTGTACTGAATCAGCACCATCCTCTCCGGTGGTGATGTAACCATAGTTGCCGTCGGCGTCCACGCCGAAGCGGAATGTCACGCCATCACTGGTGGTCAAGTTGCTGTTTAGCTCATTAACCGCCGCATTCGTTTTGTTGATATCTTCCGCGCCAAAATTATCGCCATCTACTAAATACTCTGTAACATCTTGCAGTGATACAGTTCCATTCGCATTGTTTGTCATGTTGTATTGCCTTAATGCGTTTTTGCTTGTATCAAGCACATCGTCCTTATAATTTGTTTTTAATTCTGTCATTATTGTCTAACTCCTTTCATGTCGCCTAATTTAATTGGTAGTTTTGCCATTGCTTCAATGCTATAATAAATCGTATTATAAAGTAAAAGCATAGCTCTTTCGATTCTGTTTAGTTCCTCATAATCTGGCGTATTCCCATTGTCGTAATATGTTTTTGTTCCTCCAATGTCGAATCCCATGGTATTTTCGTTAATCGTTTCAAGCGTATTTTCAATCCGATTAAACTCACTTGCATAAATCATAGATGTAAAATTTTTATCACCGCCAAGCGAACTAATAGTATATTCCGGAAACAACCTTATAGATAAACTGTATATTGCCATCAGATTACCAATCCATCTATTGTAATCCTCGTAGTTAATATAATCATCCGCCGTCCAATCTGTTTTTGGTGGCAACCATCCTCCGTATACATATAATGTTTCAGTTTCCGTTGATGTATTGCCAGAATCATCTATTGCAGTAACAGCAATATCCTCTGACTTATTTGGTGCTACAAGCTGACTAGAATATGTGTCGTTATCGGCGTTTTCGATATCATATGTAACACCGTCAACTGTTCCAGTTACGCTAACAATTGCCATAGTTACCCCCTTATCTTACTTTGCTCATTTGCAAGCCTAAATTCCAACGCAGAACATCTAGCGTCGTTGGATTTTCGTTTAGAGGAATCAAGGGAAAAAGATAAATGCCTTGATTCCTCTCTGCTAATATACGCAAATACCTGCAATTTTAATTTTTCACTGGTGGCAACTATATTTTTGGCTAACGCAACATTTGTTATAACTATGTTATCAGCCGCCATAATGTTCCCCCTATTTTTAATCTGCCGCAGTAGCTTTTACGCTTAAAACAAACGTCTTTCCCGCATCTACCGGATTCGGAGTAATTGTGATCTCACTGATTGTCGGTGCAACATTATTGAAATATACAGTCCTTGTGATTGTCGTACTCTTTCCTGCTCCGTCTGTTGCGACAACGGTGATTGTGTTTTCACCTTTTGTAAGAGCGACAGACGTGCTAAACGTTCCATCTGTATTAACAGTAACACTTGTTTCGTTGACAGTCAACGTAACAGGAGATGATGTTGCGTCACTTGTTGTTCCATTTACAATAATAGACTGGACATTTGTCTTTTTGCCATTTTCAGGCTGTGCCACTGTCAGGCTTGGCGCAACTGTATCAATTTTGATTGTAGATGTTGCAGTCTGCGTGTTACCATCATTATCTTCTACATAGAAAGTAAGCGTATGTGAACCATCCGTAAGCGCGGTTGTCGGAACATAAGAACATGAATATACTCCACTTGTTGAAGTCTTTGTAATTCCGCTAACAGATGTTCCATCAACAGAAAGGGCAATTGTGCTTTCCTTAATTCCGCTATCGTTATCAGAGCAAGTCCACGATACTGTAGGTTTATTGTTCGTAAGAGTGGAGCCATTTGTTGGATTGGTTACGGAAATAACAGGATTTGTTTTCTCCTTAACTTGGAGCTTTAATTTATCTCCGAGTGTTGCATCCGAATCCGTAACCGTTTTGTAATTTCCAGATTCATCGTAAGCCGTAACTGTTACCGGATAGTAATGATTCGACTGATTGTAAGAACTCTTGCTTGGAGCAGTAATTGTTGCTTCATATGCCCCGGATGTGCTGTTGTAGGTTAATGAATATGTAGTACCGTTTAGTGTAGCTTTAATTTGACTAATTGCCATTTTTTATGCCTCCTCAGGTTCTCCAAATAATTTAATGTACATGTTTACATCAACAGTTCCGATAAATTCCTTAACATTTTCTTTTGTTTTTGGAATAATTTCCCCATTCTTGTATAGCGTGAAGAAATTACCTTTTTTTGTTCGGTACAATAGCCTCTGTGTCTCCGTATCGTTGTAGACCAGTTCCGATTCATCCGTATCGTATAACAGACCGTTTACTATCCTTTTCACATCCGCCTCCTATTCTTGCACGTTAGTAAATGCTCGCCTTGCGCTTATCGTTCCGCTAAATGCCCCGTTAAATCCAAGTGTAAGCGTTTCGATATTTATTTGTAATCCGTTCACCGCGTCCGATTCCATATAGATTCTGTCTGACGCGTTTAAACGAGGTTCTCCGCGGTAATTGATGTTATATGAAACATTCTCCTTGTAATAACTTCCAAGCCATTCTGCGACCATTTGCGCGTGTTCTGCGGTACTTATAAGCTGATTCTCGAAAGTTACAGATTCTCCGCTTGTGTTTACATCGTAAGTCTCATAGTTGTAATCGTCAATTACCTGTGGGCGCACAACTTTGTTTCCATCATCATCTTCTGTTTCTTTGTTTTCAAATGAGTAAACTTTGACGGATACACTCTTCGTTTTCTTCTCCTGATAACAATCTGGATATTCGTACATATCATCATGTCGCAATGTATAATCTGTTATGTCTCCAAACGATACCATGTTGACCATCACGCGATCATTCGGGCTTGCCTTTGTAACCTCAAAATACATCTTGTCAAACGACTTAAATTCATGTGAAATCCAGTTTTCTTTTTCAAGTTCGCTAACAGTGCAAGTCTCTTGCAGTTCCCCGTACTTGTACGTCTTAATAACAATCTCTTGCGGAGGATTGCCGTCAAACTTCATATAAACGCTGTAATAGATATATGCAGCAGGAAGTTCAATGGAAAAATTCGGGTTTTCTTTAAAAAGCCCATCGTTATCCGCGACCTCTGCACTCACAAACGATGTTTCGAGATAGTTTTCATCAACAGGCATAAAGAACATAGAGCCGTCCGCACTGAATACATTATTGGTCATATCCGCGTATATTATATCCGTACCCTTTATAATATTTTCCGGCTTAGACCATGCCGCCGTGCCACTTGACGATAGCGTGTAATCGTCTGGATTTATCACATTCTCAAAGTTTGCTTGAATACAAATCAATCCCGAACGATTCTGAAACAGCTTGCAACGACCAGCATTTGCAATTAGCTGTAAGCACTCCGCGTAACTTGCTTCCGGCAGTGGATTCACAATGGCAATATCTTTCAGACATTCATCTACGCTGTATTCGTCCGGCTCCAATCCTGCCGCCGTGAGCACATCTATTGCGTCTTGGTAAAGCGTGCGCTCGTGAATCGTATTACCGTCTGCATATGTTCCGTCCATAAATGCAAGTCTGTCTGTTGCTGTGAAAGTAACCGAACCATGTTTGCTTGACCAATCTGACAAAAACAGAGACGAAATTGGGATATATTCAATTGAACCATCGTCCAATTCCATTCCAATCGAATAGTTTAACGTCTGTCCGGTTTCGAGATAATTTACATATGAATTTTTATTGTCTACGTCGAATTTTCCCTCGTAATCAAGAGCATTCAGATTAAACTGTGTGCTTGGAAGTTCTTCTGAAATTGCATTCACATACTCTGTATGAGTTGCAGACGATATGTTATCATTTGTAAACGTAATGCCAACTCCGAGCACAATTCTGTTAATCCGTAACCTTTGCTCACCGCCGACCATGCTTATAGGGACGATTGTCAGATATGTAATCTCGCCGAATGCCGTTGTTGCAACAAACTCACCGTCAGTATTCGAGTATTCGTATTCATCATTATCTGTTACGATTTTAAGTTTTGTCGGGTAATAATCGCCGAAATCAATCGTCAAGCCCTTAATCGCATACTTTCCACCAAGAATAATTGTAACGCTACCAAGGATATCATTTGTTACGGCTGGTCTGTTCGTCTGATATTGCGCAGTCTCTTCATTTTCCGGCAAAAACGTAAGACTTCCGTCCGCTTTCGAAAGGTTCTGTTCAAGTGTTGCATACTGGCAAGTTACGTCTCTGCTTGTGAATGGAATAGATTGGTTGCTAAACACCTCGAAATCTCCAGATAATTTAGCGTTGTTCTGTGCCTCATTATTTACTACTCCAAGAGATACCGTCATATACGCGCGGTTTCGGATATTGGCGTTCATTGCTTTTTTGTATGACTGTGATACGCTATACATTATTCATCCCACCCACAATCTATCAAGTTAAATTTACATACTTCGTAGTTCTTATAAAAAATGTCGTCAAGAAACAGCGGCGTTCCACTTGTGTCTCCCGGGTACATAGTAATGGCATGACGCTTGTTATCGTCCCCCGTGAACGTGACCGGAATGTAAAAAGGTTCGATTGCGGCTTTCATTTTCGCCCATACGTCCGCGTCAAGTCCGTGCCATTCAAGATTTTCAATTTTCCACATCCGTCTGCCTACTTTTTGCCCGATAACTGCCGCATTCAGATTTCGCCCTGCGTCTACCGTCTGACTTGACGTAATTGACATCCCGGGAGCAGGAGACGGAAATTTCACACCGTTCACAATCAAAAAGTTTTCTTTGCTCATATCTCATATCTCCATGCAAAAAGAGGACACAGCGTAATGCCATGCCCTCATTAAATTTAGGTTGTCCGTAACTGCAAGCCCATCGACCGTTGACCGCGTTGATTAGCCCTTGCAATCTCTCTGTCGCCTATCTTGATTTCCTTGCTTGCAATCTGTGACAGGTAGTTGTTCTGCGTTCTAAGCAAAGAGTTCTGCTCTTGCAAGTATATGTTCTGTTGCGTGTTCGCGCTCACTACCGCTGACGCGATCGCACTCGCAAGCTGTGATTGATTCAAAACTTCTGTCTTGCCGTTAATGTGCGCTACGGCTTCGGCTCCGGCTTCTCCTGCGATAAATACAGAACCTGCATTTGGTGTACCTGCGGCGTATTTTGGAATATTGTGCCATGTTCCGGCAGAGAAAATACCGCCATTAGCATTTTTTACAACGGGTTTTGTACTCGTTGCATTGCCGCTGCTTGGAAGACCGCTCGTACTTGTGAATACAGCCGTAAAACCACTAATTTTTTTATCATCAGACGAAATCTCGTCAGATATGTACTTTAATCCTGCTGTAATTCCGCCTATTCCGGTTTTCTTATCTTCGCTAGATATGCCGTCATGGAGCTTGTTAAAATTAGCAGTAAATTTTTTAAACGATTCGCTTTTCTGTGTAGATGTAAGTCCATCATATAGTTTGCTAAAGTTTGCCGTAAAGTACTTAAACTTGTTCTTTTTATCATCAGACGAAATTCCGTCATTTACCTTATTCAAAGTGACAGTAAAATCATTTAGCTTAGTTTCTTTTTCATTTTTTGAAATATTATCATTTGTTCTAGTAAGGTCAGCGGTAGAAACTATATCCGGTGTCTCTAAGTCTTCGGATATGGTTGTATTTGTAATATTACCAGTAACGTCAATGGTTGTCGGAGATAAAACACTTGCAACTCCGGCTGTGGTATTTGAATCTTTTTCTACTTCAAGTCCTACGCTTCCACTTCCGCCAAGTTTCTTGTCTCCGAAAAACAAATCATAAATATCTTTTAGTGGGTTTCCTTCGTCATTCCACCAAAGTTCTATTGTGTCGATAAATTCATCTATTGGGCTTCCTATTCCTTGTTCTTCATCCCATATAAGGGCTTTTATACCATAAGTCAAAACAAAAGTTCCAAGTCCTATTGTCCAATTTCCACTTACAAGTGTAGCCCCAATAGATTCTTTGATTGAGCCTAGTACTACATCTTTGATATTATCGCTTTCGAATCCTTCTATATCGCTTTCAATTCCGGAGAATACTAATCCCAATCCTCCAAGTTTTACAGCAAGATTTCCAAATCCAGTAAACTTGTTTTGTAAAGCAGTAGTTAGCAAATCTTTTGTAATAGTTTTTGCAATTCCAGTGGTCGTTATTTTCCACGCGATTGCACCAAGCACCACATTTACCGAACTGATGTTAATAGTGCCATCATCGTTCTTAAAAAACGAACTAAGTGACTGCCCTAATGCTTTCCCAACTTCACTCCAATCAATCTCTTTAACAGCCGCTACAAACGCCGTAACAATTCCGTTAATAAATCCGCTCAATGACTTGCCTAACGCTTGCCATCCAGTCAGCCCAGTATCAGCGTCAATTTTCCCCATTGACTTGAAGAATTTTTTGATACCTTTGCCGATTTTTTCCCCAAGTTCTTTCCATGTATCTTTTTTTGAAACGAGTGTATAAACCGCATTCGCAAGAGAATTTGCAAGATTTCCTAATTCCCACGATACACCCTCAAAGTCAATTCCGCCAATAAGGTCGGCGATTGCTTGCCCGACAGCTTCAAAATCAACAGTTTTTATAGCGGTTGTAACTGCTTTGACTATTCCTTTAATATTCTTACTAAACGATTCTCCGAGTTTTTGCCATCCACTTTTTCCATCTTCGTCTTTCTCGTTCAGCGACTTGAAAAATTCGTTGATACCTTTGCCGATTTTTGTACCAAGTTTTGCCCATGTGTCAGCTTTCGTCATTTCGGTAACATAGTTGTACCAAAATGTAATTCCAGTATCGACAAGGTTTGCCGCCGCTTTTGCAATCGCTACAATCGGGTCAGAATCAGACGTTACAAATGCGTCTATTGCGTCTGCTATACCAGTTCCAAGGTTCGCGGCAATGTCTTTCATGTCTTTCCACTTAACGCCGTTAATAGCGTTTGAAACCATGTCAGCTATGCCGTCACCTAACTTTTGCCATCCCTCACCTTTCTTAAATTCATCCGTCCAACTTTTAACCGCTGTAATAGCCGTGTTGATACTTCCTGCGATTGCTGTGCCAAGCGAACCAAATACATTAACTCCGTTTTCATCTTCCGAAAACAGACCAATCATGAAGTCAGCAAGACCAGTTCCGAAACCGCTCGCCTTTGCGTATATTGCGTCCCAATCAATAGAGTTAAGGCTATTACTGATTGAGGTCGCAACGTATTCCCCAAGTTTTTGAAGCGTATCTAATTCGCTCTCATAGTTCGCAAACATGGATTCAGTTTTCTTCCATGTTCCCTCACTAGCCGACGCAACTCCGCTTGTGTCAGAATCACCCGAACCGCTAGTACTTGAAGTGTCGCTAAGTATATTCAGTTCATCAATTCCAAGTAAGTTATTTTTTAATGCTTTTGCAGAATCCGTAGCGTTATCTAATGAATCCGTTAAATCGTCTGTTTCATCCGTGACATCACTCACTCCGCCGGATTCCTCATACGTCCAGCCGAAAATTTTTCCGAGTGAATTTGCCACGGCTTTTGCAAACTGATTCAGCTTGAGGATTCCATTATTCAAAGCGATAAGGAACGGCTTGAATGCGTGAATGGAAATATCACCGATTGTCGAGCCTAAGTTTTGGAGATTCTGCGTGAGAACTCTAGAAATATTAGCCCACGACGTTGAAGTCCTTAAAAAATCCGACTGGATATTCTCCGTCCGGCTCATGACGTACTGATAACGCAACATGGTCTTTTGTGCATTTGTCATAGAGGAAATATCAGAATCAAGACCATTTGCCAAAGCAAATTCTTTTAGCGTAGCTTCTGTTAAATCCAAGCCGTACTGACGCAAAACTCTTGTCTGACCGGAATAGATACCGCTTGCCAAGTTCTCCGCTACATCTTCATAGTCCTTGTTATAGAAAGAACCCATGTCAGCTGCTAACTTTGTCAGATTAAGTGACATATCCGCGACAGAATCAGCCGCATTGTCATATGCCATAGCCGTACCCGACAAAGCCGTTTCCGTTTCAGCCCATGTAGCGTTACTAGCCTTTACTTGCGCTGACGTAATCCCCATTGCATTTCCCATTGCTTGAAATTCACTTGCAACGGATTTCGCCGTGAGGATAGACATACCAAAGTACTTTATGGAATTATTCGAGAAATCCTCTACTTGTTCTTTCGCGTCTCCAAATACGTTATCAACGATATTCTGTACTTCCGTTAAATCAGAGGAATACCCGATTGCTTCCTGCAATACGCTAAATGCTCGTCTCAACAAAAAGAACGACGCATAAAATTTTCCAAAATAATAAGCAAGAGATTGTATTCCCTTGCTTGCCTTGTTTGAACCGCTTGTAATCTTATTGAAAAATGAACCTATCAGAGTTTTGCTTGCAATCGTCTTTGCGATATTCACTTGCAGTTTCAAGAAACTGTTCGCAAGGTTCTTAATCACATCGCTTGCCTTGTTCCCTAACTTGATAATCGAGTTAAAAAACGGATTCATGCTCGATGAAGATGTACTTCCTACACCTCTTGTAGCCGTCGCAAGATTCGCAAGTGCGTTAGTCATATCGACCGTGTTTTGGCTGACCTGCGGTGCATTCTGCATTTCTTGGAAAAATTGCATGAGTGCGGTCGTTATCTGTGGAATGTTTGTGACCGCATTCTCGACGTTTTTACCGCCCAGCTTAGAAATACTCGATACAAGTTCTGTAAGGCTACTAGCGTCAAATGAGAGCCGTTGCAGTTGGTTCATTTCTGTTACCAACTGTTTCAATCCATCCGCGATAAACGGAATGTTATTCGCCGCAGACGTAGCCTTTGCACCGCCTAATTGCGATATGGATGAAATAAGTCCAGAAAGTGATTCTGCATTGAACGTCAGGCTTTCAACCTTGTTCATCTCCGAAACAAACGTATTCATTGCCGGAGCAAGCGTCTGTAAGTTTGTCGCAGCTTGCGTAACATACTTACTACCTAATTTACCGATATTCGCTGCAAGGTTAGCAATGTTTGACGTATCGGGAATTTCTATGCCCTCAAACTGTCTAAGTGAAGTCGCAAGTTTTTCAAAATTTTGCGTATCGTCAACGGTTTCTTGTCCGAGAGTACCTAATGTTTTTTCATAGGTCATCATGCCGCTATGAGCGTTTGCAATGGAATACTCTAAATCCTCAATGCTTACGCCGCCTTGCTTTGCATACTCCGCAAAACTAAGCATGGTACTACGGGATTCCGCTATGACATTCACAAGGTTTTGGAAAGTCTCAACAGCCGTGTTTCCGACTGGAATTACATTTCCAAGTTCTCCGTTGACCTCACTTACCCACGATTCAAAATCTATGCCACCAACTTCAGAAGTAAATGCCTTGCCAAGTGTAGACCGCATAGAGGAATATTGATTTATGAACTCACTCGGATTAAAGCCAAGTGAAACCTTATTGCCCGAACTATTTATCCTTTGAATAGTGCTTAACAGTTCAGAATATACTGTGTTCGCGTCGTTGGCAAACTTCGCGTTCTCTTGAATGGTAGCGGATAACTCTTTAAACGGCGCGTCTGCTCCCTTTGTGTTATACAAAGCGTCAAGTTGTTCTGCCATCTTCTGAATAGCTTTCGCGTCGGTAATGCCCCATTGCTTTGCTAAATGGTCAGCTTCTTGACTTGCCGCCTTTGAGAATCCTGCGTTTGCATTCGTGATACTCGTGATAGACTTGTTGAGAGTAGCAAATCCACGAGACAGCGATTGAACACTCTTAGATACGCTTGTGAGGTTATTACCGTCAATGGAATTAACTGCTTTTGCGACTTCTGACAATCCGCTTGCCGCGTCTTTTAATCCACCCGATTTGTTTGTAATACCTGTCAATGCAAGTGCCACATTACCAAGTTTCTTCGCAAGATTTACAAGTTCATCCTCGGCTTTCTTCGCGTCGGCTTGAATCTTTATATCCAAGCTATCAATTTCTGCCATATCGTCACGCTCCTTCCTTCAAAATATAGAAAAAGCGCGACAGATTGTGACATCTACCGCGCTTGTGTATTACCTTTTAACTGTTTTCGCTTTTTCAAGTGACTCCGGACCGAACGAACCATCGACCGTAAGCCCCTCGTATGTCTGGAAATGCCGTATTGCTTCGGTTGTAAGACTTCCGCATGAACCGTCGACAGTAAGCCCATAGTTGCCATACCAGTTCAAAAACTTCTGCAACAGTTTCACCTGTGTCTTGTTTGTCACGCCGCTTTTAACCGTGATCGTTGGAAACGTGCCAGTATACAAAGCGTTGTCATACTTCGGTCTACCATATCCGTCAATTCTTGTATTGATTAACAGATACTTTTTCAGTGCCACTCCACCGCCATTCGCAACAACAGATGAACCGCCGCTCGTGTTGCCCTCTACGGTGTACACATATTTTGTATCTACCTTGTATACAAGTCCGGTATGGCATACCCTTGTGCCGTTGGTAAAAAAGATTTGGTCGCCGAATTGTGGCTTGCTTGTGTGGTACGCATTCTTTCCGACATATAAAGCCTTGCTATTTACCGTATAATCATCAAAATTTCCTCCGAGCAGTTTCTTTGCGTTGCATACGCCGTATGCATTGTAAAACTGGTCGTCAACAAATGCGTCGCACCAGTAAGCCGGAAAATCCATAACATCCGGATAGATGTCATGCATTTCTTTCCCATACTTGGTATAATTATCACTCCCGGCTCCGTCTGTTTTCTCATAAAGGATGTCAGGATTCTTCTTATAAGCCACCGCAGACTTCTCAAGATATCCTTCCTCCGCGACAGCAATCTCAATTACTTTTCTTCTATCATTCGACACTTTGTGCCACCTCATTTCTATGGTTGCTTTTCCATGTAGTTTCCATCCCGTCAAGCCTACGGACAAGTTCATTCAGTTCACGTTCTTTTCTACGTTCTTCTGATTCTTCCTCACTCATAGCTTGCTTATATGCGAACATAGGCTCTTTTGGATATTCATAAGGTGCTCTTCCTTTTCCCTTAAACATATTCCCTACTGTGCTAATTAGCGCGTTAGAAACGTATATCCCTAGTTGCCATTGTTCTATATCTTTTCTCTGTGCCGCTAACTCGTAACCTTTTTCAGCAAGTTCCAGTTTCTTAGGATTCATCCGTAAGAACTCTGTATAGCTGATTCCGATTGCCGTAGCCTGCACAAAGTATATTTCCCATATTAGTTTGTGGAAGTTGATTTCTTCGTCGTTTTCTTCGGTGCTTTGATTTCCTGCACTTTCTCCGTTGCCGCGTCTGTCAATGTCTTGAGCATTTCGTTCAGACCCGAAAGGTCGAAAAAACCATCATCCTCCATACATTCACGGATTGTCTCATACATTCCGTTGTAAGAGATTTTATTCTCTTTCATATACTGTCTCATAACAACTTTTGCTTCATCCCGGCTAAGAGGATTGTTTTCGAGCAATCCGGCGTAAAACGCGATATTTACAACGTGTGGAATATCGGCTACCATTTCCGTGATTCCGTCAATCATTGCATTCGCACTCGATTGTTCGTTTCCGTTTGTGTCTACGGCTTTCTGTGCGACGTATGCGCCGGACACCATCTTAAACATTGCCTGCACGCAATCCTTATTCTCTGCCGCTTCAAAACTGTATTCCAGTTTGTATTCATTTCCATTTACTGTGATTGATTTCATTTTTTAACCTGCTTTCCATCTAATCAAATTTAACAGCAGGGGCAGTCCGAAGACCGCCCCATACGTTTGCTACAATAATTCTGCGTCGTCAACTGGTTCT